CAGGAAAATGTCCCAACGCCCGATGCAATACCCGTTATAAAAACTGTGCATGATGATGGCCCAATGCCACTCCAAATCAAACACATAGGCATGCAAAAGGGCATTGACGATCCAGTCAGGCCTAGGGTAAAGAAAACATTCAAAAGCCGAGATGAGTGCACCTGCCAGCCAATACTGGACCGGGGCACGGCGTTTGAGTATTTCCTCGATGACAGGACAAACGAAAACCACCATCCAGGGATGGCGGAAACCGAATGATGCTGGTGTTGTTGAACGCCTGAAAAGCTCCCAACAACAAAGCACGAAACCTGTCCAGAGGGCAATCTTCACCTTGGGGCTGTTAACAAGACTGCCCCAAAAAGACCACACTGGCGTCCTCGCAAGAGTCGATCGAAATGCGACGCCGGCACGAAGAACCGGCTCGCCAAACACGTTGGTGGTAGCAACACCCATCCTAAGGAAGGTATCCCATGTGAACCACGCGGCGGTCGAGGCACTGTCGATCACAGCTGCCTCGCACACCACGCTCCCAACATGATCACGCACAATGGCGTCACTACCCTGATTGCGCCCAAACTGCAATGCGACGCAAACACGCAAAATGCTCGATCGATCTTCGACATTAACCTGAAGTTTCTCCAAGACCTTGGCTCCTAGTATGTTGCAGGCTGAAAATAAGTCGCTCGAACGCTCTTTCCCAAGCGTGAGCTCATCAATTTCATTTAGCAATTCGCTAGGAACCCAAGCAGCGTTGACAGTGTGATGATAGCGCTTTGGCAGTAGTGCGTGCAAAGGTGGAGGGATGGACGTTAGCTGCCAATGGGGTTGGGCTGTCCCACCACCCAGGCAACTAGGATTCCTCTGGAATTCACTGATCTTCTCTTTCAGTGAACCAATTTTGCTTGGGAGCAATTGAGCTCCGGAGCAGGGTCCCTGACCAAATTGCACTACAATACACGTTGGCCCACGAAAAATTATCTCCCAAACGAGACACAAATTCCGACCGACCTCAATGCCACATCTCCCATCAACTACCCATGATTTTTCGGGTTGGGTGTACACGGCTCCCCCAGCGCAAAACTGGAAGCTAAGCGTGGTTCCACCTGGTTCATAATTCTTCTCCCACCTTGCGCCACCACAGGGGGTGACACCGGCATCATCGTCAAAAAGATGCCAGACCGCGATGACAGTGCGACCATCGTTGCACAAATCATACAGCTCCAAGGGAG